GAAATGGACGAGGACGATGAGAACGACAACGCTGTCGCATTCCCCTATGTCATCACCATCGACTATAATAACCAGAAAGTTGTCAGCGTCAGACGCAATTGGCGCGAAGACGATGAACTAAAGAAACGCCGCGACTGGTTTGTGTCGTACAAGTTTCTGCCCGGACTTGGGTTCTACGGCTTTGGCCTCTATCACATGATCGGTGGGCTGGGCAAAGCAGCGACAGGATCGCTTCGCGCCCTGCTCGACAGTGCCGCCTTCGCAAATATGCAAGGTGGCTTCAAGCTGCGTGGCCGTGTGCAGGGCGGTGATATGCAAATCAGCCCCGGTGAATTTGTCGATCTCGACAGCACCGTCGATGATGTCAACAAGGCCATCATGCCCCTGCCGTTTAAGGAGCCGTCAGGATCGTTGTTTAATCTGCTGGGCTTTATGGTGGATGCAGGCCAACGCTTTGCGTCTACAGCCGATCTCAATGTCGGTGACGTAAACCCCAACGCCCCAGTGGGATCGACGGTTGCCCTGATCGAACAAGGCTCCAAAGCCTTCAGCGCAATTCACAAGCGGCTGCACTACTCGCAGGGCCAAGAGTTTAAAATGCTGGCCGCTCTCAATGCGGAAAACCTGCCAGAAGAATTTACCTTCGCCATCGCTGGCGCGGCTGAAACAATCTACGCCGCTGACTTCGATGAAAAGATCGACATCGTTCCTGTGTCCGATCCTAACATCTTCAGTACCGCCCAGCGCATCTCGCAGGCGCAGGCCGTCCTGCAAATGGCTCAGTCAGCGCCACAGCTTCACGATCTGTACCAAGCCTACAAGCGCATGTACGAGGCAATTCGCATACCCAACATCGATGAAATCCTAAAGAAGCCCGAAGAGGCTCCGCAAATGGACCCCATTGATGAAAATATGTCGGTGATGTACGGCAAGCCGATCCGCGCATTCCTAGAGCAAGACCACGAGGCTCACATTGCGGTTCACATGCAGTTTATGCAAGACCCGTCACTGGCGGGAAATCCCGGTGCTGCATCAATGCAGCCAGTGTTGATCGCCCACATTGCAGAGCATATCGCGCTGTTGTACCGCCTCAGAATGCAGGCGTCTGTGGCAATGGAACTGCCACCACTGCCAGACTTTAAAGACCCTAAGTTCAAGTTCAATGACGTTGACCCAGAAATGGATCGCCTAATTAGCCAACGGGCCGCTCAAGTTGTGCAGGCAGCACCCCAGATGAAGCAGATCGAAGCGATCAGGGGAGTAGGTCAGCAGGGTCAAGGTCAGGGCAATCCGCTGGAATACGCACAGCAACTAGCCAAGCTGGAGACAGATGCTCTAACGGCGCGTACACAGGCGCAAATCGCTGCCGATCAGGCCAAGGCCAAGTCGAGCATTGAGATTAAGCAGGCAGAGGCGCGTCAGGACATGGAGATCGATGCCGCCAAGGCGCAGGCAGACTTGCAGGCCAAGGTTGCCAAGCTGGAGGCAGAGTTGCAGTTAGAGCGTGAGAAAAACGCCGCGAAAATTCAAATGGAGGCAATGAAGAATGTACCCCCCCAGATACGATAATTTGCCCCCAATAAACCCAGCAGCGTTCGGCGGCTTGCCGCAAGAAGCGCAGCGAGGTGCGCCCCCGCCTTCCTCCCAAGGTGGGGGTCAGCAGCCACCGATGGACATGAATAAGTATTTGTTGGATAAGGTTGCTGAAATCAGGCGGCGTATGGGCGCAGGCGATATGGGCGCACTTAGTAATATAGCAGAGGCTATGCAGCCACCAATGCAGGGGCCACCACAACAGCAACAAGGTATGGCTTAATGGCTGATATTGGAGTATTGACGGGACTAGATGATCTGCCAGTCTATGGTGACTTAAATGTCCAGCCAAAAAGCATTGGAAACTATTCTGCCGATCTTAATTTTTTAAAAACAATTGATGGAAAATTAGGCTCCATAACTCCATCTGTTGGATATCAAAAAGAATTTTCATCTTTTAATGATGGCCCTGTTGATGTCGATAATGAAAACAGAACCATAAGGATCGGGCTTGATGGACAAACATCGCTAGGCCAAGTCGATCTAAGCGGCACAGCAATGGGTAGCAGGACACGGCAGAGGCAGGACGTGTCACTACCAAACGGACCTAGCTTTAGAAATTCCAATGTTGGCACGTTTACAAGGCTGGGCATGGCAGCAAAATACGGCGCGTTTGATGCTGGAATACGGAGAGAAAAGTCCACAGGCATGGAGCCAGTGTATTCTGGAAATGTAGGAATGAATTTTGGCAATGGCGGCAGATTTGAAATATCTGACACAAACAAAGGCGATCCGACATACAGAGTTAATTACAGAATGGATTTTTAAATGCTTAGGGATGCCTTAAAGCTGTGGACAACGTCTGCCCCTTACAAGGATTTCCCCTGCGAGACCGTTGCGTGGAGATTGTTACCCGCAATTGATAACGAACAGATTCGTTTGTTTTATCGTGATGGCGAGTGCATTGGCTTAATTACTTGGGCGTTTATGACCGAAAAAGAGTTTGATACTAAGGACTATTCTGGCCCTAAAATCTTTTCTCGAAATGACGGCGAGAAAATGGTATTCGTTGATATGATCGCCCCGATGGGGAAAAGAGACGTTTTGTGGATGTGCAAGGAAATGCGAAAGCAGTTTTGTACGCAGTATCCAAATGTAACTGAAGTGTTCGCGCATCGCGGCAATCGAAATGGGGTCTTCCCAAACAGAGGTACTTGGCATGAAGCTGCTTGATTTAATAGGTTTAAACCCAATGAAGCCATTAATTTCTTATGGCGGCGATGGCGGTGGCGGCGGCGGCGGCGGCGGGGGTGGTGATGATGATCGGTACGTTGATCCATATGAAGATTTAGCTCGTACTGATCCTAGTTATGATCCGACTGATCCATTTGAATACGGCGGCGGCGGCGGCGGCGGTGATGATTATAATAGGCCTCCTGATCCCGTTATTGTTCCAGAGGTTTATGTACCCCCTGCGGTTGTAACCCCTACCACTCCTACTGTTCGCCCACAATTGCGGCCAGAGGTTTTGGATACGCCCACTACGGATTACCAAGGGAATAACTTAGGCGGCGGCGGTGGTGGCAACAATCTTGTTGGTACGCCTGTTGGTTTTTCAACAGGTGGGACTACGGCCCCAGTCACTGCCACTGGGGAACCCATTGGCGCATTGCCTAGTGGCACTAGTGGCAATAGCTTTAGAGAAACTTTGGCAAATACGTTTACGCCATTTGACGGCAAGTCTTATCAGAATGGTGTTTTGGTTGATGAACGCACTGGTAATCGTTTGTCGGGAGGCAGGTTTAACGATACATCAAACGATGAGAATGAAGTCCCACAAAGTTTTTATGAGGGACTGTCTTTACCAGTCACAAATCCATATGCAGGTAATTACGACCCATCGCAGCTTGATGATAAGTGGGGATATACCAGACCAGATGGCACGGTTGTAACTGCGGCCCAAGACATGAAAGACGGTGGCGGCAAGAACTTCGGCGGTGAAGTATTTGGTATTTCTGGTGGCATAAATGCCGACCTAAACGGCGATGGATATGTCACCAAAGCAGAGGCGCAGGCGGCTGGTGGATTAAATGAAAACTTTGTTTCGACTTTATCTAATGCTTCAGGGGCAACGCCACTTGGATCGGGACTAGACCCAACGGGAATTGCTGGTGTTCTTAATAGACCTGTTATTGGTGGTTTGCTGACAGGTGGCCTTAGTACTTTATATACAGGAGCAAGGGATTTAACCAATAAATTTGGCTACGCAGGCCGTCCAGAAAGCTCAATGAATCAGAGCATGGAAGACATCTTGAGCGGCTTGGAAGGTCAAAATAGAGAAAACGCGATATTAAATTCCACCATCGAAGCGGCCCAAGCAGCGGCTCAATCTAACCAAAACACAACTGGCGGTGGCACAGATTATGGCGATAGGGATGGCGATGATCGTGACAATATTGGTGGCCCCAACGCAGGCCCAGCCAGAAGCATTTACAATCGCTATTATAAGGGCGGTGGGGGTAGGTTCCTGCCACCGTGGCTACAGAGATATGCTTCTGGCGTAAACATCGATGAACTGCTAACAAAGCAGGTAATAGATGGCGTTGAATATTACATCACCCCAGAGGGAAGACAAATTGAGGCGCAATATCTAACAGGCGCAGCCGTTGGGGCAGAGCAAGATATATAGGAGGCCGACATGGCTGAAGTAAACGTAGAAAACATGGAAGACAATGCAGCCCTCTTTATGGAAAAGATGGGATTTTCACACGATACGGACGGTCTCGACATGACCGACGATCAGCTAGTTAATTTTCTACTGCTGTGCCATCAGGTAATGATGGGCGTTGATGGCGAAGATGCCATGTACGAAGAAGATTATTCTGATGTCGATGAAGAAATGATGGAAGTCCCACACGGTGACATGAAGGTCAAAGTTATGAAGCTCGACGGCGGCAATGTGCAGGACATGATGAATAAGCTGCTTGGCGGTCACTAATGCCCGTCATGAAGGTCAAGGGCGGCTATCGCTGGGGCAGCAAGGGCAAGGTTTATAAAACCAAGGCCGAAGCAGCCAAGCAGGGCCGCGCTGCCTACGCCGCTGGATATGGCAAGAAGAAGGGCAAGTAGATGGCGGCAAAAAAGAAAAAGAAAGCCAAGAGAGACGCCTGCTACAGTAAGGTCAAGGCGCGATACACGCGCAACGGTGGGACATGGCCGTCAGCCTATGGCTCTGGCGCTTTGGTAAAATGCCGCAAGGTCGGCGCAAAAAACTGGGGCAATAAAAGTGGCAAAAGCAAAAAAAAGTAGCGGCAACAGTCTGAAAGACTGGTTCGGTCAGAACAAAGGCAAGGGCTGGGTTGACTGCAAAACAGGCAAGCCTTGTGGCCGTAAATCTAGAACTGCTAAAAGCAAAAGAGGTTACCCCGCCTGCCGCCCCACAATGGCGCAATGCAAAAGCAAGT